ATATCAGTACATACTTCATTAGTCTGACCAATGCTTCTATCTCTAATTACTTGACAAAATCTTGGTTCTCCAGCAGAGCAATGAAATTTATAATCTATTAGATTACTTCCTAGATACTCTTCAGTAAAACATTTATATTCAATATCTTTATAAAACCACTCACCTCTATAATACCCATCATAAACAGAATTTTTATATTTTTCTACAAGATTTAACTTATAATCTTCAACAACACCATCTTCAACAAAGGCAACCCCACCTGAATCATTATTTGATTTGATGAAGCAAGTTTGAGGATGGTTTTCAAAATTTTCTACTTTACTAAAAAGTTCTTTAACATCATTTGCTACAACATAAACTTTAGGAACAAATCCTTCTCCAAGTTTTTCATTAATATAATCTTTTACTTTCAGTTTATCTGTGCATAAGTTTTTTAATAAAAGTCTTTCATTTTCCATAGACCACTGAAGTTTTTCATTAAAACTAACTCTTTCCATTAAGATCTCCTTTTATGATTTGAATAAACTATTTGTGGCATAATATCATTACCCCTAATCGTATTTGCTCTTCCTGGAAGAATTGATGGTTTAATTCCAAGTTGATGACAAACAAAAGGGAAACTAATTTGGTCTCTGGAGGAGAACATACAAATCTGTTCCCACCACATCCACCCCATCCTTTGGGTCAATGAAGTGTTTCTCTGTACTCTCACTGGTAGTTCATATAAACTATTATTCTCAGGATAACCAATATCCCTATAAAAATCAAGTTGATCCTCTACTAAATTGGGATGATCATACTTAACATCAACTACAAGTTTTCCTTCTTGATATATACAATTTCTTTCTGGATGTTTAAAAACTGCAATATCACTATCAATAAGATACTCATCAATAACTTCAAAAGGATTCTTTTCAAGAATATGAGTAGAATCTACCCAGAAATAATAATCATATTCTGGTAGAAATGTAAATGGTAAAATCTTATATACTTTAGCATTCCTTCTATTTTTGTAAATGGGGTCGCTAGAAAAATCAATTACTGGATGAATTGTCCATTTATCGTTTGCTGTATTATCATCAACAAATGCGTGATAATCAACTCCTTCAAATGGTATTGGATCTAAAAGTTTATTAGATCCAATAGAAGATGTAACTACTGCTATTTTCATTTACTGTACTTTTTTTTACAATATTCAGATTCTCTCGATTGTAATTCTGCTTTATTTTTAATATTTGATGATATCTGATAATCACCAACTCTATTTGAGATTAGAACATCATTTAAAAATATTGGTTGTCCATACTTTTCATTCATCCCATAATAGAATTCACAATCCATAAAGGAAACAAGAGTTTCATCAAATCTATTGTCAACTTCTTTTCTAAAAGATAGTACAGATGGTGAGCTGATAGTATTTACTCCTTCAAGAAAATTATTATTCCAACTAGGATACATCTCCCAATAAAAAGAATGCCCATCATTTTTAGTATGATTGCATCCATTTACTAACCAAACTTTATCGCTATTAGCAAATTCATTATTAATTTTTTCTAATGACTCAGTGTCATAAAAGAAGTCGTCTTGAAACATAACTTTGATAATATCTCCCGAACACATCTCAATTGCTTTGTTTGTGTTTGCAGGTCCATTACCTCTATCATTTTCATTCTTAGCATAAACAATCTCAAATTTGTCTTCAAATTGTTTGACTTCTTTTAGAACTTCATCATCTATACTGTGATCAGAAATACAAACCTCAAAATCTTTATGGGATTGTATTTGAATAGTTCTAAGAAGGTCATTAAGATACTCTGACCCTCTACCATAACACTCCCAAGTTGGAATTGCAATTGATATTTTCATTTTTCTATTTGATCAACAATCCAATTGTAAGTTATAATAATACCTTCTTCAAGAGACTGTGAATAATCCCATCCAAGTTTTTCACGAACTAAATCATTGTTAGAGTTTCTACCACGAACACCAAGAGGTGCATCAAGTTTATGCATTCTATTTACAGCTTTTCCAGATACTTTAGCAACAATATCTACCAGTTGATTGATAGTCACCATCTCTTCAGAACCAATGTTCACAGGACCCATAAAGTCAGAATCCATCAAACGACGAGTTGCTTCTAAGCATTCATCAATGTAAAGAAAAGAACGAGTCTGTTCACCATCTCCCCATACCTCAATAGAACCACCAACTTCGGGAAGATAGGCTACTTTACGACAGATTGCTGCTGGAGCCTTCTCTCTTCCACCATCCCAAGTTCCCTCTGGTCCAAAAATATTGTGATACCGAGCAATACGAACAGGGATACCATGATTGCGATTGTATGCGAGGTAGAGTCTCTCACTAAAGAGTTTCTCCCATCCATATTCTGAGTCGGGGTCTGCTGGATATGCTGATTCTTCACGGCAATCTGGGTTATTAGGGTCCATTTGATTGTGCTCTGGATACATACAAGCAGATCCAGAATAGAAGATCTTAGTATTATTCTTACCCTTCTCTTCATTCATATTACGCTGACACTCAAGAACATTTAAATTAATTTGAACTGAGTTATGCATAATTTCTGCATCGTTCTCACCAGTGAAAACAAAACCTGCTCCACCCATATCAGCAGCAAACTGATAGATCTCATCAAAGCACTGAATATATCGATAAGGTACTGAATTATAAAAGTTGCCTCTATCTCCTTTATATTCCAATACTCTACGGACAAAATCAAAATCACAAAGATTTCCCTGTACGAACTCATCTGCTTCAGTTTTACTGAACTCAGGAAACTTAAGATCTACACCTCTAACCCAATATCCTTCTGACTTGAGTCTTTTGACCATATGACTTCCAATAAAACCACCAGCACCCAAAACTAGTGCTTTCTTTCTATATGTGCTCATTTAAAAACAAAAAAATATAGTACCATTAGTATATAATGTACTAAAGATACTACATTTTGTCAACCAGGCTCGCCACTTGCTCTTTGACCTGAAGCAAGAAACAGGGCGGGAGTTTCCTCCATCCGCACCAGCAGGCTTAACCCTTATCCTACGGGGTTCAAGGGGTCATAGTGACTCCACCAGTGTGAGTTTTAAGTCTTCCCAAGACCAGGGGGTTTCCCGACCAGGGCGCTTTTATAGTCATCCCGAGACTAATTATGCTCCCTGTGAGGATCGAACTCACCTCAGCCGAATTATGAGTTCGGAGCATTCACCAGATTGCTAAAGGAGCGTTTTTGGGCGAGGGTGTCTGACCACGATAATCTACGATTCAGCAGAGGGGACCCTTCTTTTAATACAACTTTCCTTGTTGTACCCAATAGGACTACCGAGAATTGAACTCGGTTCACTCCGTTATAAGCAGAGGGCATTAACCAATATGCGATAGTCCCATAAAAAATTCAGTCTTTATTATAATCTGAATGAATTATTGATATTCCAAATATAGGAACCATAATTAATAAAAAACTTAGAAAACCAATAAAAAAAGTATTATTGAGTAAGTGTCTAATAATTTCCATTTAATCTGATCTTTGTAAGTATTCTTCAAGTCTAACTAAAAGTCTTTCAACGTCATAGGTGTCAGAATTATTTTCTTGCTTAGCATAAAAAATATAATCGTCTAATGATACTGTAAGCAATTCAACATCACCTTTAGAAAGATTTGGCGATTCCCAACTCATCGAACTTCAAACTCCAATTTAACTACTTTACGGTTTTTTCTTTTTTCTTGCCATTCAATATCTTTTTTGGATAATATATTTCCTTTTTTAGATACTGAATCTTTTTCTATGATTTCTACTAATGATAAATCTTTTGCAGATATTTTATCATTCTTTATGACTACCATATTTTCACATCCACAGCATTTAAATTTAGATGGATGTGATTCCAATTCTTTGTTGCAATTCTTGCATATGATTTTTAACATCTCTAAGCATTCCTTTTATATCTTCAAGCTCTTCGTGAATATCTTGATGATGAAAACGAAGTGGTTTTTGAATAAGTTTTTTAATTTTTTTATCTTTCATTGGTTTATTTATACTAAGCGGGTGACGGGAATCGAACCCGTGACCGCTGCTTGGAAGGCAGAAATTTTACCTCTAAACTACACCCGCATTTGTCAACGATTAAAGTATATCATTTGGTGAATAACTTGTCAACCATTAATCGGGAGACATTTTAGTCTCCCTTTATTATCAAATTTCGATGGTAGTCATTCTACTTGCATAATCATATGCATAATGAGTTCTAGCACCGTGAATTCCCCAACCAATCCATCTATAAGTAACATTCATATATGATGGAATAGACTTTCCTGGAGTCTTCATATAATCTTCAATACTTTTCCATTGTGGTTCATTAACCATATAATTAAGTTGAAGATTTAAATTTGATGGGCTCATACCATTTTTATGAGCGTGTCTACCAAGACCATAATACCTTGAACTAGAAGTCCATTGAATTAAACCGTATCCACCATAGCAATTGGAATAACTGGTTCTTGCACCACCTTCACAGATGTTGGGAATAAACATTGATTCTTGACGAATATTACCCATAATAGTTGCAAGAGAATTACGATCTTTAACTCCATAATTCTGAAGGAAATTTAAAGTAAAAATTTCATTTTTTGAACATCCTTTACAAGTTAAAAATTTTTCCTTTTTACTTTCAGTAATAACCTCTTTAACTGGTGGAGGAGGACCATCCATTTTATAGTTTGGAAAATAATTTGATCCTACGACTGAAGATAAAATAGAAACTGGTACTAAAAGATAATTAAACACTAAATTAAACTGAACTCTACATCCGTATAGAAGAGGGGTACACCTATCTTTCGGCAGGCATCTTCCACGGCTCTAAAAATAATCAAATACTAATGATATGAATAAGTATTTATACTTAAGTAAAATCAATGAACATTACTTCTTGATCTTTGTCGATCATCCATTCTTCGATTTCTTCATATAATGCAATCGCATTTTGACACTCTTGATTTTCACTCAAAATGTGCATACGATCAATATAATGATCTAGTGTGCTAGAACACACTTCTCTCATCTTCAAATTATTCATAAAAATAATCTTTCCTGTAATAACGTCCGAGAATGTTGCTATTGTAGTACATAGGACTACCATTGTCAAGACATTCAGATAAAACGTTATTCAAAAAAAGTTGTTTAGTTTCTTCGTAATTTGTTTTACCTAATGTCTTATGAAGACTTAAAATTTTTCTTTCAAAAGATTCTTTATCAAATTTTTTTAAATCTTCTTTGAGTTCTGGACAGGATCCATAATACTTTTTCCAATCACTTTCTTTTTTACTTCTTCTTTTTTTCCCCTTATCTTTCGTAAAAGACCAAAAATACTTTCTTCCAATATAACAGCGATTATTATAAGGATTTCGTATATGATATACAAAACCAAAATAATCTTTGATGTCATCAGTCTCAAAAGGTTGGTCATTATAAATCCAGGGATTATTATATGTTGACAAGTTGGTCTCTATAGTATCTTAAAGTATTTAAGCTACTATATTTTTTCAACTCTGACAGAGTTATTATAGGGGTATCTCAAGCCCCTGTCAAGCTACTTATCTCCAGCTCTGTAAGGACGTACTTTTGACTCTCCATCCTTCTTGTCTGGAGCGACCATCTTAGTCTTGTACTTCATTGATGTGGGTTTCTCCTTCTGAGCCTTTTTGAATCCCTTATGTACCTTTGCAGCGTCGTCATACATAGCCGCTTTCTTTGCCCCTGACTTTTTAGCAATTGCATTAACGATCTTTGCTTTCTTCTCTCCAACATCACTACCCTTCATTCCACCAGTGTAATGAATGTTTTTCTTGTCCACGTTTACTCCGTGCTTCTTAAGATGACCGTGGAACTTATCTGTATCGTCAAACTTAGAACGGGCAGTAACTAGATGAACATTTTTTCCTCTTTTAAGTTTTCTCTTAATATCTTTTATTACCTTTTTGTTTGGTGATGAAGTTTGTTTGAACTTATCAGAACTCTTAAACTCACCAAAGTCATACTTATGACCTTTATCTAACTTATGAGTATTGAATTCTTGGTTACTTAAACTCTTTACTCTTTCACCTTTCTCATTCTTTACGTGAACTTTAACGCTTGGTTTTCCCTTTTTACCGTGACTAAAGAGAGTTTCATCAACATCATAAGCGTGTACTGTACCACCCTTCTTTTTCTTACCTCTTGCTTTTTCTTCTAGATATTCTTCAAAAATATTATTAACCCACGCATCACTCATATTCTCAACGATTGTTTCTGCCGATTCAAAAGAATTGCAAAAATTATTTTCGATTAAAGCTTCTGTAATAAAGTAATAGAACTGATCATAGAGATCCAGATCGTTCTCTACGCTCTCCTTATTCAACTTAGGTAGTCCGACCTTACCCCTCTCCTCCTTATGCTTCTCTGCCGCCTTTGGAGAGTGTCTCTCGGCATCCTTCTTAGTCATATTACGAAGTCCAGTTGTCCTTCTTCCACCCACTTCAAAGCTAATATTCTTTTCGTAAATTTCTAAATATGATTCGTATAAATGAGAAATTCTAGACATAACACTAGTCATTTAAAATTATTTATAAAAAAAGAGGGGTCTATGACCCCTCTTTTAAATATTCATTTTTTAATTACAGACATCTGTGCACTTCTTCTACGCTGTTCTTTCTCAAGTTGCTCCTTGATTAAAGCAAGAACATTGATCTTATGCTCTTCGACGTTATATGAAACGCCACGATAGGTTGCAGTGGTCATTGAATTTCTCCTTAGAAACGAATTGTTTACCTTACGGTATATTAAAATTCCGTTCCTTCGGTCGGTTTGCGTCTATGTTACATTTCTTATTTGTAACTTGTTTTACTTCCCAAGTCAGATCATTCTTAATTTTATCCGAAAGATCAGAATTATTACTAATTCTAGATATGATGAATTGAGATTGTAAACAAGTTAGTAGAAATGCTTCCATAGATAAACGATCCGTTTCGCCGTCCTACTTGCATTCACCATCCTAGGATGGTGAACGAACGATGGGTATATCATATACCCACTACGATATATAGTCAAGTTGTTTTGTAACTTTTGTTACAATGTAAATCCAGCAAATGAATCCTTTTTGAGGTCTTGCTTAATTCCACCAACAACATAAGATTCTACCTCAGTTTCCTGAGGAGCAACTTGAAGTCCTTTAGAAGAAATCCAGTGCTCAGTCCAAGGAAGAGGATTATTCTTTGCAGGAATATCATACTCTGGCTTAAGTCCAATTGCTTTCATACGACGATTAGCAATCCATTCGACATAATTATGTAGAAGTTTATCATTCAATCCGATCATAGATCCATCTTTAAACAAATATTTTGCCCAAGACTTCTCTTCATCTACACAGTTTTTAAAAGCATATCTTACCCATTCTTCTTCCTCTTTAGCAATTTGTTGCATTTCCGGATCGTCTCCAGAACGCCATTTGTTGAGGATGTTTTGAGTAATGACAAGATGCTGATTTTCGTCTCTTGAGATGAGAGAGATGATTTTAGCGGATCCTTCCATAAGCTTGAGTTCACCAAACGCAAACGAGCAAGCAAACGACACGTAGAATCTGATACCTTCGAGAATATTGACATTAGCTACAGCCCTATAAAGTTTTCTTTTCAATTCAAGTCTTTCATCTCTATGATGTCCAGCTCCTTCTTGAGCAAAAACCCAAGAGTTTGTAGAGTCATATTGATGAGCTGAATTTATAAAATCATCATAAGCATTAGTTACAGACTTAGCCCTTTCAATAATCCTATCGTCAGATAAGATAGTATCAAATACTTCAGATGGATCTGAATAAACATTTTTAATTATATAAGTATAAGATCTGGAGTGAACCATCTCCATAAACTCCCATACTGTCATACAAGCTTCTAATTCAGGTAATGAGCAGTAAGGGATAAAAGCCATCCCAGGACCACGCCCTTGTACAGAATCCAAGAGGATCTGGTACTTAAGGTTACTAGTGAATATGTGTTTTTGCTCAGGACGAAGTGTTTGGTAATCTGCACGATCTTTTTGTAAAGAAATTTCTTCTGGTCTCCAAAAGTATCCTAATTGTTGTTGAGTCAATTTTTCAAAAACTGGATACTTATAGGAATCATATCTTTGAACTCCTAATGGATTTCCAAAAAACATTGGTTGCTTTTTGGAATCAACATCATTTGTATTAAAGACGGTAATTCCCTTGAGCATTGATTCTTCTTGCGAGTTAACTCTAAATTTTGCAACTTTCACAGTCATCTTCTCCGTTTTCTAAAATGTCATTTACTAATTCGCTAATACTATTTAACTTTTCATCTTTAATTTCATCTGTCTTATTATCATAAGTGTTTTGATAATAAGAGGTTTTCCATCCGTACTTATACGTAGTTAAAAAGTCATTTGCCATTACAGAAACTGGAACTTCATTGTCTGGATAGTTTTCTGGATTATAAGACCAGTTTCCAGAAATTGCTTGATCAAAGAACTTCTGCATTACGGAGACGATCTTAATATAACCTTCATTAGAAGCCATATCCCAAAGAAGAGTGTAGTTATTCTTGAGATAGCTATACTGGGGGACAATCTGCTTAAGAGGACCTTTCTTGGACTTTTTAACGGACAAGTAATCTCTAGGTGGTTCGATCCCATTTGTTGCGTTTGACACAACGGAACTGCTCTCCGAAGGCATCTGTGCGGACAATGTGCTGTGTCGGAGTCCGTGTTCCAAAATTGACTTTCTAAGACTTTCCCAATCATGATCTAACTCCTGTGATGAAATTCCATCAACATCTTTTTTATAAGTGTCGATTGGAAGAATACCGTCTGAATACTTTGTACGACCAAAGTATTCACAGTGTCCCTTCTCTTTGGCAATTTGATTTGAAGACTTGAGTAGATAATACTGGAAAGATTCAGACAGTCCGTGAACTGCATCCCAAGCTTCTTGAGAATCATATTTGAATCCAAGTTTAGCCAGGTAGTGAGCCAGACCAATGAACCCCACTCCAAGAGACCTACGTGCTTTTGTAGCAATCTCTGCTGCTTTAATAGGATAGTTCTGATAATCAATTAGTTCTTCAAGTCCACGAACAGAAAGATCACAGAGGTCTTCAAGTTCTTCATCAGATTTGATCTTACCTACATTAACAGCAGAAAGAATGCAAAGTGCAATCTCACCAAACTCATCATCAATATGATTAAGAGGATATGTTGGAAGAGTAATCTCTTGACACAGATTGCTCATCTCAATCTTGTCTTTAAATGATGAATGAGAATTACAATGGTCGATATTCATAATGTAGATACGACCAGTCTCTGCTCTCTCTTTCAGAAGATTTAGAATAAGTTCTTGAGCCTTGATAGTTTTCTTCGGAATAGATCCATCAGATTCATAAGTTTTATACAAATCATCAAACTTATCAGTGCCGAAAGCATCGTACAAACCTGGGACATCGTGGGGACTAAATAGCGTGATGTCTCCATCTTGGATGAATCTTTCATAGAAAATCTTTGAGAGTTGGATCGAATAATCAAGTTTTCTCACTCGATTATCTTCTGTTCCTTTATTGTTCTTAAGAACAATAATATCTTCTATTTCTTGGTGCCAGATAGGAAAGTGAACTGTAGCAGAACCACCTCTGATGCCGTTTTGTGTACAGCATCGTACAGTTGATTCAAACTTTTTAAGGAAGGGGACAACACCTGTGTGTTGTACCTCTCCGCCTCTGATTTTAGCGTTGATGCCACGGATTCTGCCTGCATTAATGCCGATACCAGCCCTCTGTGCGACGTACCTACCAATAGCCATATCGCTGCTAAAGATACTATCGAGGGAGTCATCAACATCAACGAGAACACAAGATGCAAATTGACGGAGTGGTGTCCGAACTCCCGCCATGATTGGTGTTGGGATGTTGATTCTGTGTTTTGAGATTGCATCGTAGTACCTCTTTACATAAGAGAGTCTTTTTTCTTTGGGATACCCTGCAAAAATTGTCAGAGCAATCATCATATACATAAACTGTGGTGTTTCGTACACCTTTCCAGAAGATCGATCTTGAACAAGATACTTATCTACTACTTGACGAAGACCTGCATAAGTAAAAAGCATATCACGGTCGTGATCGATCCAGTTATTAACCTTTTCAATTTCCTCAGAGGAATACTTAGTAAAGATTTCTGCATCATATACTTGCTTACTAACACATTGTTGAATGTGGTTTTTAAGATGTGGGAAATCCCACATCTTTCCAAAAAGTTGTTTACGAAGAGAGAATAGAAGAAGTCTTGCTGCAACGTATTGATAGTTTGGACTATCAAGATCAATTAAATCAGATGCAGATTTAATTAAAATTTCTTGAATTTCTTTGGTTGTAATACCATCATAAAATTGAATACCAGATTGCATCTCTACCTGAGAAGCAGACACTCCTGCAAGATCTTTGCAAGCTTCTTCAACCATAAAATGCATCTTATCCAAGTCGAGAGGTTCAATCTTTCCACCTCTCTTAAGAACCTTATTCTCGTTGCTCATACTCTTTTCCATCCCATAAGTTTTGCCTTTGCCTGTAGTCCCATAAAAGTATTTTCCTTTAAAATTTTTTGCACATCAACACCTTCAATAATCATATCATTTATATCTTTATATTTCAAGTCTTGAGGCCATATAACAATTGGAAATTTATTGTCAATTACCTTTTCCATTCTGTCTACAATTTGTTTATTTCTTTTTTCATTATCATAAACA